ACAAATACTGCAAACTCAATAACTGCACTTGCAGGTAGTTTAGAATCTCAATCGAACAAGCAGGCTAAAGCTTCTCAATTAATTCGTAAAGAAGCTCTTGGAACTATCACAGCAATCGAAGCAACGACTCTAGCTTATCTTGATGATTTGTTTTTACAGATAGAAATACTTGTAGCTACTGGAAATGCTAAGGAAGCTGAGATTATGGCTTGTACTACTTTAGCAACTTTTGAAGCAGTGGTGATTTAAGATGCCATACTCCGAACCAGCACTTAACTTTAAAATATTTTTAGTAAGTTTTTTATACCTCCCCCTGATTTCTTTGCTGACTTGGCTTGATTTGAATTTGGTGTCTATGTCTAGTCTTGCGGTTTTGCTTGGGATTGATTATATTACGGGGATTTTTAAGGTGCATAGACTTAAGGGTTCTATTAAGAGTTATAGAGCTTTGAGTGGGTTGCTTACAAAGGGGACTATCTTGCTATTGGTGTTTAGTTTGGCATTTATGGCTAAGGGGATAAAGATAGACTTTAAGAGTTATCTTGACTCTTTTATCGCTTTGCTTCTTATATCTGAAACTTACTCTATCTTTGGTAATGCTTACTCCATAAAGACAGCGCAGGAGACTGAAGAGTTTGATGCGGTTGCCGCTGTAATAAAGAAAATGCGTAGGTTTATAGAAAATATTATTAGAGCAAATAGGGATATATAATGAAGATGAAGTTTGAGTATCTTAATCCTGAGCAAGTGGATTTTATAGCGAATGGATGCGGTGGAAAAGGTGGGTGGATAAAACCTCCTAATTTTATCTTTTTTGCTTCTTGCAAACATCATGATTTTAGATACTGGAGGGGTAATACTGAGGCTCAAAGAAAAGAAGATGATGAGCTTTTTTATAGCTGGATGAAGATAGATATAGCACTTATGAAGCTCTATGAAGAAGATATGACCTGGCGTGAGAGAGCTGTAAGTATTTTAAAAGTATCTGTCAAAAAAGTTCATTACAAAATATGGGCTTGGACTTACTACAAAGTTGTTAGGATTGGCGGTAGGAAATATTACTACTATGCAGAACAGATGAAAAATATCGCAGATTTACATCGAGAAATGGAGGGTAGAAAATGAAAAATTTAATATTGGCTATGGTTAGTATGTTGGTGTTTGTCGGGTGTTCTAAGATGGATAAACCTTATAGTGTTGCAAAAAAAGTTTATAAGGTTGGGGAAGCGATAGTTCCTATTGTTCCTATGCCAGCTAGTTCAAAAGCTGCTGTTTTGGTATTTGAACTTGGAGCACATAAGTACGATAAAGTAAGAACTCTAGTCAGAGCCGAACAGTCGGACTCTAACACTACAAAGTAAGGGGTAAGTTATGGAGAGTCTAAAAGCAAATACAATAGCAAGCGAGGGATTTAGTCCTAAACCGTATATCGATGTTTTAGTGCTGAGAAATCCTGAAGAACACGGCATAAGTTTTTTAGAGATGGAAACTATCAAAAAGCATTTAGCCACTCTAAAGCTTACTTTTGGTTATGGCTTTACTTCTATATCAGAGGATGAAGCAGAGGCAGTTATAGAAGTAAAGCTTAAAAAAATAATCAAGCAGTTTGAGAGGAGAGAGCCTTTTATAAATAAGCTCCCTTTTGAAGCACAAAACATCTTAGTGGAGATGAGCTACCAGATGGGGGTGTCGGGAGTGTTAGGCTTTCATGACATGTGGCGATATCTCAAGCTTGGTGATTATAAGTCTGCAAGTATGGCTATGCTTGACTCCAAATTTGCAAGACAGATGCACGGTGCTGATATGATTGATGGGGTGGACAGCATAGACAGAGCTGAGAGATTGGCTTTTAGAATGGGTGTTATAGATGCCTAAAAGTAATAAGATAGCCACTAAAGCATTTGTAGCTACTAGGGATTTACAAGCACTTATTGATACTTTGAATAATACAACTATAGGTACACTCAACACAGATATTGGAAATATCCAGCTTGCACTTAATGTTAATACAGTAGCTATAACGTTGATTAATACTAAGATAAATAGTATCGCTTCTATCTTTGGTGTTACGTTTAATCCAGACGGTACACTACTTACTGAGACATATTCTACTCATGCACACACTTATAGTGATGCAACTATAGATGCTACAGGTATAGTTACAAATACATCAAGAAATACTCTAGGAGTAAATCCATGACAACTACTGACATAGAAACAATCATTGATAACCTCTCAACGAAACTACTTACGAAAATTACAGCTCTTCAGCAAGAGACTCAGATGGAAGATGAGTTTTTTGCTACTGTAGTATCTGGTACAATAAACAGTTCCGTAGATGGTGCTATAAAGATTTTTGATATGTCTAAGAGACATGAACTTGCTGATAAAGATATACTTCTCAAAGATGCACAGATATTAGGCGAGAATATTAAAAACGGTAATGTTGCAATTTCCCATACTTATGATGCTGCTGGAAATGTTTTAACTACGGTTTATGGAGATGGAACAAGTAAATCTATCTATGAAGCTCAAAGAGAGCTAGTTGAAAAACAGATACTTGATGTAACCTCTTCAACTTCTGTTCGTAATGCACAATCAGCGAAAGATTTACTTGTAAAAGCTGAACAGATTACCTATATGTCAAAGCAATCTGCTACTGAGACTAACAAAGCCCTTGATATTGTCTCTTCAACTTCTGTTCGTAATGCACAATCAGCGAAAGATTTACTTGTAAAAGCTGAACAGATTACCTATATGTCAAAGCAATCTGCTACTGAGACTAACAAAGCCCTTGATATTGTCTCTTCAACTTCTGTTCGTAATGCACAATCAGCGAAAGATTTACTTGTAAAAGCTGAACAGATTACCTATATATCAAAGCAATCTGCTACTGAGACTAACAAAGCTCTTGATATTGTCTCTTCAACTACTGCAAGAAATGAGCTGAAAGATAAAGACAAGCTTATTAAAGACCAGCAAGTCTTAGGCGAGATATTTAAAAACGGTGGAGCAAACTTTACCTACACTTATGATGTTAACGGGGCAGTAGCATCAAAGACTCTCTCAGCTGGAACTAAGATGTCTATTTATGAAGCACAGGCAAATAAGACACTTGCTGATGTAGCGTTTACTAATGAGCAGAAGATACAGCTTGGGTATTCAGTTATATACAACAATCGTTTAAAGACACTGGAAGACTATGGCAATATTCTTGGAAATCTTGGTATGGGTGGGTTTGTAGTTCCAACGGGTATGTGGACTACCTATTTTGGCATGATGAATGACTGCTATATAAACTGGGGGAATGTTCCCGCATCTAAATCATTTACTACAGCGACTACATATCCTACATTAAAGGCGGTGTAAACAATGGCTGATGTTGTATATGTTCCAACTGACAGCGGTGGCGGTGGCGGTAGTGATGGCAGTATTGGAAGTGGTGGTGGAAGTAATGGCGGGTATGGAGGAAGTGTTTCCACCGTTAAAGTTGATTTAGGAATCGTTAAAGAAAATGTAGAACAATCCATACTTGCTGGTATCGAGGGTACAGCTAAACCAACTACAGTTGAGTTGCCAGATATACATTTTGAAGGAAATGCTGAGACGATACTTGATGCCTATGGTATAAAACTAGATGAAGTAGAAAACCCCTATAATAAGCCGTATTTAGTCGGGTATGAAGAAAGTGTAGATAGTGTTAATTATGCCCAAGATGGAGTAATGGGCACACTTGAATATACTACATATACACCTATTTATGAAAACAGTGAAGCTTTCAATGAGTTTGAAAAAGCACTTAAAAATGCAAAAGAAATAGTTCACAAAGAATGGCTTTTATCTGTCATGTCTCCGCCTGACGAATATGACAATGGCTATAGTGTAAGTTTTACAACATCTGAGGATGATTTTGGAAAACCATATGGAGATACCCCTCCTTACACTGGAAATGTAGATGTTAATAAACCATCAAAGCCTAAAGTCGGTGGAGATACTATTGCAGAGGTAGATACCGACAACTGGAAAATAACCTTTAATTGGATACCTTCTACAGTACCTAACTTTCCTCCATCAAGGTCAGGAAATTATAACTACTCATCTGGAAAAACTGTTGTTGAAAACATGATAGACGGGAGTGTAAATGATTGGTTTGCTGGTGGTAAGCTTTACGACTCCCCTCGTGCTGGCGGTGCATACTTTAATGAACTTGGAGATATGAACACAGTAAGATTTTTAGGGCTGGAAGATAAAAACTTCAATGCACACCTTAGTAGAAGGCTAAGAGGTATGGCAGAGGTTCATAAGATGCTTGGTGTAGATGCAGGAACTACCAGCTCTTACGAACAAAGCTCAACTTCAAAACTTTACTATGCTCATCTAGCATCTACACCTACTGGTGATATAGTTGCCAAGAACAAAGATACAGAGTTTGGTCATACAAATAAATTTGTGCCAGTGTACAAAGACCAAAATATAAAAGTGGATGAATGTGTAGGAGACAAAACATTCTGCAACATCAACAAAGAATTAGCTCAAGTAGGAGATGATATATCTGCGGCTACTAGTGATGCATCATCAACCATAGCAACCGCTGCGAATGATATTGGAGATACTGTTGCTAATATATTCGGCTGGTAATTTCTTTTAAATTTCTACAAACCTAGCACATAGAGATATGACTTAAGCTTTTTTTTCTTACTACAATACCCACAATAGATAGTTAAAGGACATGGTTATGGATAAAAGTGGAATAGAAGAGTTAGAAGAGAGTTTTGGACTTGGTAATACTTCAACTGAAGTTCCTATAAAAAAAGAAGAACCTGCAACAGAAGTTCCTGCTACAGAGAAAGAACCTGTAAAAGCGGAAGAAACTTCTAAAGAGGAAACTACCGCTCTGACTGCAACTCTAGTTACGACAGAGCAAATCCAAATCAATAAGGATATTACGAAGCTTGATATACAGATAGAGGCTTTAGAAAAACAAACCGTTGACTTATCTGCTTTTTATAATAACCTCGAAGATAACCTCACAGAAGAAGAGCAACGATTAGAGTTTAGTGATAAATCTGCTTATATGAAGCTTGTAAATACAAAAGCCAAAGAGTATGAGACAAACAATACAAATGCAGAAGCTCTTACAAAACTTCAAGCCCAAAAACAAGAGCTAGTATCTATGTATGATATACAGAGTGCGGTTCTAGAAGTCAGTAAAAAGTATCCTGATTATAATCACGAAAAAATATTTAACTACTTCAAAAACGATTTGAGCAAAACTGAGCAAGATAAGATTATGGAAGCATCAGATTCTTACACTACTGTTTATGAAAACACTTACAAATCTTTTATGAACCTCAATCCTGCAAATATTGTGACTACACCTGCTCCAAATATTCCAAACATAAACAATTCCAGAAAAGAGGCTGTAAACGACAAAAGTATTAGTGATGGGTTAAGTTCACATGATGAAAAACTTAACAAAGCCCTTGGGTTTTAACTTAAAAAATGGAGAATATTATGAATAGTGGTGCAATGGTAGATAGTCCTTCTGAAGAGAAGAATGAAAAAGTTAAGCGTAGTGAGTGGGAGATTAAAGATGATGTTCGTGCTGTAAAGACGTTCTTTAAAATCCATAGAGATAAAGAGCGTCTTGAAGAGGTACAGGAATATATAAAAGCTAACAAAGGCACTGAAAAAGCTATAGAGAATTTTGCAGACGGTGACTTACAAAAAGCCCTCGGGATTTAAGTAAGTCTTATACCCTACTTTAAAGTGGGAAGTAACAGCGGAGAGCCTAACCCTAAGTGTCGCTTCTGTGTTACTTCCAACTTTAGGGTAGGCAAAAGTAAAGAGTGTCTTTATGACATTTACATATAAAACTAAGGAAAAGTTATGGCAGGAGTTTTTAGTGGATTGTCAGCAGGGGATTTTTTATCTGATGCTGATACAAAAGTAGCGTATAGTGAGTCGGTAACTAAAGAGGTTACTAAAAAAAGCAAGATGCAACCGTTTATCGCAAGAAGCGAAGACGATATGACAAGTGTAATCAGAAGTGTATTAAAGACTTGTGAGCTTGGAAGCGTTGTAAATGTTTCTATGGAAGATGCTCTTATCGAGAGCGGTGCCATCGGTAATGTTGATTTTTCTGCAAGTGGAGAAGAGTTAAAGAAAATCAATATGTTCATTAAGATTGATAGATTTCAACACTCTACTCCATCTACAGACAGTATTGTAAACCAAAGAAAAGCAGATACTTTTAAATCCCGTTCAAAGCGTTCTTTAAGTAACTGGGGAACTATGAAGTTTGACAAGATTGCTTTTTCTGCATTTACTGCTGACTGTACAAATATTGTTGTTTGTGGACATCATGCAGATGCTACTCCTGCAAATCTAGTTCTAGCAAATGTTTTAACAACTACTGATGTTGAAGAGGCAAAGCGTAGAGGTTTACTTGGTTTAGACAGTGCTGGCAATAGCGTTCCTCCACTTATCCCTATCCATACTTCTCAAAATGAGAACCTTGGCTACTATGATGAAGTTGAATATTTCATTATGTGGGTTGGAACTAACTCGGCTCGTCACATAAAAAATGATGCCAACTGGGAAGCAGCTCGTAAAGATGCCTTAGAGCGTGGCAAGTCAAACCCTATCTTTAGCGGTGCTTTAGGTTTTTGGGATGGCGTTCTTTTACTTGATGCTAAAACTGATACTGCTCGTCAGTCAGGTGTACTTACATCTGCTTCAAAGTTTAACGGTTTTGGAAATGTTAAGACAAGTGATTTAACTATCTATGCTGGTGGTGCTGGACAGGTTACTGAAATCAACTTGCTTGTTGGTGCTGGTGCTGGTTATATCGTAGTTGACCAAGGTGTAGCTTATTACGACTGGGTAGATAAAAATGATCCTCGTAGAATGCATGCAGGTATTGACAGAGTATATGGTTTTGCAAAAACTAAATATGTTGCAAGTTTGAATGATGGCATTCTCGCTGGTTCAATCTTTGATGGCAAAGATTATGGTGTTGTAGCTGTTGTTGCATCAACCGGAATATAAGGGGTAAATGATGGCTATTACAGTTAGAAGAAAAGCAAGAGAGATAAGAGACAGAGGTACTGTATCTGCTGTGGTTACTGGTACAGATGTTGGTAAGACTATTGACTTTATGGGTATCCCAGAGGGTTTTCGTATTATAGATGTGAATGTTACTGTTGATACAGCATTTGCAAACCTAGATAATAAAATAAGTGTTGGTATCGAGGGTGATTTGATTCGTTTTGTTCCACAGACTCTTGTAAATGCGATAAGTGGCATCGGCTACAACAACCGTCAGTTGACTGCTACTCAGTCTATGGCTATAGTTGTTGATGTTGTGGGAACTGCAAGTGCAACTGGTAACGCAACTGTTACCGTGACTTATGTGAAATTGCCTGTCTCTAAGCAAGAGTACTAGGTCGATAGGATGCGTAAGGTACATTTCGCACCAAACAGTGCTATCAAGTATATTGGAGATAAGGACAAGGTATTCAATACCTCCTTAGCTCGTCCTAAACCGCTACTTGAAAATGGTGACTTTATCATAGTTGATAAAAGAACTGCTTTCAATCTTGTGAGTAAAGGGTTTGGTGAGTTTGAAGCAGTTGAGACAATAGAGTTTGCAGACGCTGAACTCACAGAAACTTTACAACTTGAAGTTGAAAGATTGAACAATGAACTTTTGATTGCTCAATCATCTTTAGCTGATGCTATTGAAGTTGTTGTGCCAACTGAGGCTCCAACAGCTGCTCCAACAGCTGCACCAACAGAGGCACCAACAGCTGCACCAACAGAGGCACCAACGGCTGCTCCAACTGAAGCACCGACTGAGGCTCCAACTGAAGCACCGACTGAGGCTTTAGTAAAAGTTGCTACACGTGCTAAAAAGCAAACAACTAAAAAGAGTAACTAAAAATGCGAGCATCTGACTTTATCTTACAGGCAAGGGATGACTTACAAGAGAAGTCTGAACATTGGAGTGAAGAAGGGATGCTTATAAAACTGCAAAGAGCGTATATTGCTTTGCAGTTTGACTTACCTTATTTTATAGTCAATCAAACATTGGATATAAAAGAGGGTAAAAGCGAGTATTACCTAACTTCCACACCACTTAAAAATGTTATGTTAAAGATAGCAGGGGAAAAATTTAATTATTTAGATATAGAGAATTTTTATATCACCTCTAAGAAAAATCAATATACATTTAATGAAGATATGCTCATAATAAACAGTATCCCAGTTAAAGATAGTGCTGAGAAAATAGTCTATAAGTATCAAAAAGTTATAGAGACTTTAAACTGTGAGGTAGAGCTTCCTGTTTTGTATCATAAAGCACTTAGGCTTTTACTAATGAGTGAAATACATGAAAAGCCACTTGGTAATACTAAGCTTAGAAATCTCAATACACACTATTTAAAGCTTTACGCACTAGAGATTAAAAAGCTAAAAACAGAGCAAAATACACGACCTAGAAATATAACATCAAATTATCAAAAGGTTTAAACAATGGCATGGAATTCAAAAGATACAGCTTTAGCAATACAAGGGTTTGGTGCCTTAGCAGGTGCATGGGGTCAGTATGAGAGTGATAAAACAAAAAACAAGCTTTTAAATAAGCAGCTTGATTATGAGAATCAAAAAGATTTAGTAGCTACAACTAAGATGGATACAGCACAGTCAAACCTTGAAGATGCTTTTAACAACAGTGCTTTTGGTAAGAAAAAGAAAAAGAAAAATGCTGATGGTACTGATGTTGTAGAAGATACA